ACTCTCGTGAGCCTTCCCTCCACGGCAAGAAGATAACTCTCCTCGTACTGCCTTGCCTGCTCTGCCCAGTTGGATGCAGGGTTTCCTGCCGCCATTCTGAGACACAGCAATTGTCTTACCTTGTCATACAGCGGATGAAGCAGGTCTCCGTCTATCTCAGCGGTACCTGCGTCAGTTGACAGTGATGACAGCATGTCTCTTCCAACGATACGCAGCCTGTGTTGTTTCGGCAGGATCTGCTGGAAGCGGATCATTCCACCGTCTGATGCTCCCGCAGCAGGGGGAACGTGATCCCAGTTTCTTATCTCGTTATAGGGGAGATCCATCATTTCGCTCTGGCCTATAGTCATCCATATCTCGTCGATATAGGCAGCGATATTAGATGCTGATATATGCAGTCCCACAACAGCGGTGGTGGCATTGTAAGCAAGTGTTGCACTTGCCTTCATCAGCTCCCATCCTGTTCCACTGTGAAAGTTGCCAACTGCTGCACCGATATACAGCTTTACCTTATCTGCCGTAGTGCAGTACACCCATGCAGATAAATTAACTTCCTGTCCTTCAGTGGGCAATGTCGTGTATGAGGATGACGCAGGAGTAAATGTCTGAAGGAGTGTTGTATCAGCACTTGCTACAGCAAGCCTTCCAGAATTATTTCCTGACAGTACCGCAAAGTTCTCTGGATTGGAAGTGTCTGCTTCCTTGTTAAAGGTTGCACCAGATCCCGCAAGTGTCCAGTTGTTCTGTGAACCTGGAGTTAGCTGATCTGCATCCCAGTCCTCGAAGTCCCCGTTAAGCAGGAGGTTATCTCCTGAGTCTGCGTTCCTTCTGTTTCCAAGGTAGATCCGGTCAACTCTACGGATCGTGCTTGGAAGCGTATATGTATGCTGTCCATTGCCCGTTACAAGGGTCTCAATATCCCTGACCATTGATATGTCGGGATAGACCTGTTCCCTTGCCTCGTTGTAAGCATCCTGTACGTCCTGTGGATGAAAGGTGGACAGTTCAAAGTTGATACTGCCACTTTCATTTGCCGCCCAGTTCGCACCACCACCAGTGATAGTTCCAGAGGACTGAACGTAATCAGTTACCCTTCTGATATCACCTGCATTGTCTCCCGATGTTGTCGTGAGATGAATGTACCACCTGTTATTGAAGTAGTCGTCTACGGGAAAGCGCTTTGTCAGCTTTGTATCAAGGACGTTTGCATTCCCGTTGGAGATGTTCGTCGTGGTACTGCCCGTGATCAATCCCAAGGGCCTCAATATGTCCTGTCTCATCGTTGACCAAGATGTCGTCGGCATAGCTATTTAACCTTTGCTGCCTTCTTATAATTTTTAGCAGCGTTCTTTGCCATCTCTTCAATCAGTTGATCCTTTTCCTTGATAAGCCTCTGCTGCACTATGATCATCAGCTCACGCTGCACACCAGGATTTCGTTCCCATAGGATAGCAAGATCCGCATCAGTAACTGTGTATTCACTACTGTCCATCATAATACCCTCTACTTATATGGTTCTCCGCACGACCACATTACAAGGCTGTGTCTTTTTCCCTTGGTTACTTTCTGTACCTGATGATACGTGTATGCTGGAAAGACAACCAAGCTACCCTGCGGTCTTATTTCTGTCATGGTCTTGAATCTAGTTGCATTTTTTCTATGTAATATTCCATAGTCAAACTCAAGGTCACCACCTTCATAATCGTCAGGTTCATCAAGATTAACTGTCATACTTATCTTACGAATCTTTCCATCCAGATTAGGATTATCTGTGGGATTATCTGTGATACATGGAGCAATAGTTGTTCCTACATCCCCAACTATAAAATCGTTATATATGTATCTGTATGCTCCTTGATTACAACTATTTCCTTGGTCTGTATGCCATCCATAGAAACCCCCTTTGTTATATACCGTGTACTGACATGACTCACTAAAATCCCATTGATAGTTCCATCCAGCACTCTCATTTGCCATATTAACAAATGGGTGTAGCAGTTCATACATCCAAGAATGATTCATCCATGCCACATCACAGATACGTATATTTGTATCTAGTCCCTTTATGCCTTCACCGATATATACTGTAGCATTCTTATTTTTAGTATTACCTAGAATAGGGTCTCCAGCATCTTTTATATCCTGACACTGCTCTGGAGTCAGGGCTTTTTCCCACATCCAATATTGATTCCTAGGTATCATGGACCACGCTCCGTAACATTATCCCACTGCTGCTCAGACTCATTCCATTCATAATAATTATCAGGTGGCTTTTGCCCCGTTGCTTCATATGAATCAGCAGGATAATCAACAGGTGGTTCCCATAATCCTGTAGAAGAACTTAATGTCCATGAAGGGTATGGTTTAGGAGGAACAAAGGCATCTATAGAAGCATTATATGTGTATCCAATACCTGCTCCATTCTTTCTACCAGCAATATCTGTAGCCTGTATCCAGATAGTATCCTCACCAAATAAAGATTTACAGAAAGCAATTCCTGTCTCTTCATCAGGAGCATCTACAGGCGATACAGCAATCATTCTAAGCACTACATTATTACTATCTAATTCTGCAAAGCCTTGGTCACCATATATATTTAACTTAGCCATTATCTATGCATCATACTGGGTTTCAGTACCCCCACTGGCAGCTACACCAGAGGTGCTTAGATACCTAATTACAACAATACCTGAGCCACCACCTATAGCAGAACTTGCAGGACCACCTCCACCACCTCCACCAGTGTTAGCAGTTCCTGCTGATGCTGCTTGCGGCCAATATGCTCCCCATCCACCTCCACCTGAGCCTCCATAATTATAAGTTCCACAGGATGCGTGTGCTGGTCCTTCTGCTCCACCTCCACCACCGTAATAAACATTACTTCCAGTTCGGTAAGCATTCTGAAGACCGTACCCACCATCCGATTGTGGGGCATTGCCGGGACATAAACCAGCACCAGGGCTACCATATGTTCCACCTGTCTGTCCTGCACCACCGCCACCACCAGCACGTAGGCTACCAGCATCCCAGTGGTTATACCCATTTCCACCGGGATTTCCTAATGTACCACTACCACCACCATACGAAGTTCCCTGGCTCCCTCCTCCTCCAGAACCACCATATGAGCCTGTGCTTGGAGATGCTAGTCCATTACCGCCATACCATTGCGAACCCTCACCGCCACCACCACCACCATAGATATCCTGATTGAAGTCTCCGTCAGCACCAGCTACCTTGCTGGCACTACCGGGATTTCCGTTGTTATTACTTGCAGCCCCTGCACCCCCAGCACCTACAGTAATGGTGTAATCCTGTGCAGTCATTGTTCTTGTGACAGTATATACGGCACCTGCTCCACCCCCACCCTGATAGTAACCTCCCTGACCACCTGAACCACCACCGCCTACTATAAGTATGTCAACTGTTCCACCAGCAGTACATTCCCATGTTCCTGTTGAAAGAAAGGAATGCACTTTATAAAAAGGAGGGGCAGATGCGCCACCCCTAAGAATCATGTTACCCATGTGTGGCATTAGTTACTCCTATGCATCATTAGCTGCATTGGTAGTAAACATAAGTTTCACTCCAACAAGCCTTGCATCTGTTGAGTTTGTTGTATCTCCAGCAGCATCAGCATCTCTATAGACTTGGAAGAAAGCCAAGTCTCCTTCTGCTGGGGAGCCAGCAAGAGTTATAGCACTGGTAGCTGCGGATATAGCCAAGTCTTCAGCAGTATTATGGAACGTATCAGTTACTGTCTGGGCTGTTCCATAAGCTACATCAATCGTGTCGTTATCAGATACACATACTCCCTGTATGCCCCAGATAACATCTGTAGATACAGCAGTAGCATGTGTCCAGTAAAACTGTGCGGTTACAGTTCCCTCATTCCATGACTTGGGCATTGCTATAGAGAACTGTGCATATTCCTGTGTAGAGTGATGAAAATCTAATACCTGCATATCTGGTCTGGTAGCTGTAGTTTCTACATCCGTGATAGCAGCACAGCCATTTGTTGAGGCTGGCCTCATAGCACCAGCAGGTATCCACATATCCATTACCCCTGCTGTAGTAATTACATCGCCTTCAATTGTTACAGTGCC